GAGTGATGTCAGAAACCAATCTTACTTTTTCACTCCAAAGGTTTACTTTCTCCTGCTCATAGATTGTAGATGGGTTTACCAAATTCAATTCAAAATCAACCATCTCAGGTCCTTCAATACCTTGAGCCGCTAAGTGAGTTACTGCGATTTTGGTTAACTCAGAAATAAGTGTTCTTTGGATTCTTTCAATAGTTCTAGCAAATCTCACATCTTCTGCAGCCAGAGTTGCTTTACCATTTACATTTTCATCATATCCCAAATATGCTTTTGGAATTTTTAGAGCTGCAAACATTTTGTTCTTTAGGTAATCGATATCCTCAATTGCGGTGTATTGTAATCCACCCAATGAATCAATCTCAGTACCACTATCACCACCCCTAACCGGTAAGAAGAAATCTTCAGTTAAGTTTTGGATGTTGTACTTTAAGTTGTAATCACCAGTGTTTTTGTCAACAAATGGAGTTTTCTTCATTTTGTTGATAATCTTTTGCATGTAGTTATCTACTTCTTGTGGAGGAATGTTACCGATATCAATTTTGAAAACTCTTTTATCCGGAGCTCTCATAATACGATGGATTAACATTGCATCTTCCATCAAAGATACTTGCTTCCAAATTCTTCTACCATTCTCAATCATTGCCTTCCCATAAGGAAGGAAGTTGGTATCTGATAATAATCTGAAGTGTACTACCTCATAATTCTCATATTCACCTTTCCCATTAGGGTCATGCATTACTTTGAACTTTACATAGTTTGGATTGGTTGGGTCAGTATTCTCCAATCTTTCAGTTTCGTAAACTGGAAGTGGTTTTACATTGATGATACCAGCACCTGGCTGAATCTCTTGTAGTAAGAAGAAATCACCATACTTCACCATATTACGAGTCCAAGACCAAAGGTTGAACTCAATATTCAGAATATCATAGAAAAGGTTTTCTAAGATTGTCTTTACTCGTTCGTTTTGTGTTTTGATTTGTACCACTTCACCGAATTCGTTTTTGAGGGTACATTCATCAGCGTAGATATCTAACGCAGAAGAAATAATTGGGTCATTATCCATTGCATCATAATCTCTGAATAATTCCCTTCTAACTTGATGGTAAGCCATTGATTGAGCTGCCATCTGGTCTCCATAAAAAGACCTTTGGAGTTTGGTGTACCTATCTCTTAAATTCATTAAGTTAGTACCACCTTGCTGTCTATCATCCACATCAACTACTCTTCTCTTTCCATCCTTGTCAACCTTTACGATTGCTTGAGTGGAAAAAAGTTTCGTTAATCTATCAAAGAATGAACTGTTTTGTGCTTCTGCCATTTTGTTTCCTTATTTTATAACCTTTATTTTTACCAAGCTTTACAGCTCCAATACCTTGCTCCGGTTCTTGGACCAGGACTATCACAATTGTGTCTAGCTCTGAATGCTGCTCTTCTTTCTGGGTCATCCTTCTTTATTCTCATAGTTTTTTCACCCGCTGCTTTAGCTGATGTTCCACCATGTCCGAAGTTAACCTTTACAACATTTCCCTTTGGATTTTTAACATACACTTTGAACTTCTTTACATCACCTCTCATTGGCTTGTTGAGTTTTACCTCTCTACCTTGATATTCGGCTTCTGTAATCTCCTCTTTCATATTTTTTAGAAAGTGGATAAACTCCTTTAAATCATCATAGTTTTCCACATCATATTCTTCGATGTTTTCATCTATACTTAATTTAAATTCGTTATAAAGTTCTTCAGAATAATTTTCCATATTTAAATCCTATAATTAACCTGTACTATATAAATATCACAAAGTAAATTTATAACCATTTAGTTAAGTCCTCAAACCCATCACCAACATTCATTTGCCAAGGGTTTTCATCGGTGGAGTTTCCACCATATATTCCAGTATAAGTATAAGATGAAATACCATCAATCGCTCTTTTGGTTAAATCTATACCTTCTTGTCTCAATCTGAGTGCGGTATCTCTAACCCAAAGTGAAATTGCCAAACTCATTGTAAGGTCATCATTATATCCTCTCATTGCTTCAGCTCTACCATTGTTCCAAATAAATGTGAACAACTCATCAATGGTTCTAACTGAGCGGATTACGATAGATTTTTCTCTTACATATTCTTCCAGCTTTGAAATGATTAGAGGTCGAGTTCGAGAAGTAGTGGAGAATCCAGCTACCATTCCTCTTTCCTCTGCTCTATATCGATTGTTGAGTTGGTGTTCTACATCTACATATTTTAAATCCTTACTCATATAGTAAAGATTAGAATAGTTTCTATCAATCACTTGCTGAATACAAGCCCAACCAATGTTAGCGTTTTCAATTACCAACAATGCGTTGTTATATTCGGTTGCAAGAGATACTAAAAAGTTTCCAAAATCTTTGGTATCCAACTTCCCTCTATATTCTGCTACTTGCTCTGATGCTTCTACATCGATTACATGAGCTGCAGAGTAATCCGAAGAATCTCCTCTCGCCACATCAGCAACCACCATATAAGATTTAGTATAATCGGGATATTGCCATCTCCAAAGGTTTCCATCAAATCCACCTTTTTCGATTGGGTCTTGAACATAGGTTTCTTTATAGAATTGTAGAACTTGCGGGTCAATTACACTATCACCAGAAGAAATGAAATCACAATCACATTCTTGTGCTGCACCCTTCGGTCCTAATAATCGTTCTTGCTCATCTCTCCAATCTTGTCCTCTTTCTGGGTGTACACTCCAGTGAATCTTAATAGTGTTGAATCCATTTGTACCATCTTCTGCACCTACCCAAGTTTTGTGGAAGAAGTTACCCACACCATTTGGAGTAGATAAGATAATTGCGTTACCACCCGTTGATAAGGTAGATTGTGCAGAAATCCAAATTTCCTCAATCTTATCAATGAATGCCGCCTCATCAAATACTAAGAGAGATAGTGCTTCCGAACGACCAGAATCACCAGCAGCGGAAGTTGCTTTAATCTGAGAACCATTGGTGTATCGAAGGGATAGTTTGTTATCCTCTGCGGTTTCCAACTTTAACCAAGAAGGAAGATATTGGTTCATCACCCTAACCTTAGTTACAAGGTTCTTAGCTACCTCTTGCTTTGTTGCGATTACCAATACATTGTAATCTTGGTTGAATAGCATTTTCCAAAGTGAGAATCCAGCTACTAAAGTTGAGATACCAGTTTGTCTGGATTTCAGTACGATATTGTAACGATGGTCTTTAAAGTCCGTTAGTGTATCCTCTTGATACGGAAAAAGGTGAAAGGGAATTTTTCCTCTCACCGGATGTTGAATCATACAATATTTTCGCATGAAGTAAATCGGGTCTTTTGCACACCTCTGATATTCTTCAGCGATAATTTGTTTTAATGTTTTCTTTTGTTGTGCCATAAATTATCCACCAGCTGCGAAGAACAATGCAAGAACTCCACCTGCTATTGTTCCCAATTTCCATAGGAAAGTGTTTCTTTTTTGCCGTTTTAATTCTTTCTCTAAAGATTGTGATTTTTCCTTTTCCAATCCAAATTGTTCATCTTTCTTATCGATGATTGCTTGTAGGTTTACAACCTTACCATTTAAGTTTGTAATAACACTATCTTTTAATACGAGCTTATCGTTGGATAATCTAAGTAATTCTTGTGTTTCAACTAATTGTAGTTTTACACCATCAAAAGTTACTAAATCCTTAATTACCAGTTTTACTATCGGAACTTCCAGCCTCACTACGGAGTCTCTCTCCGTAACGGTCTGAGAAAAACTGGATAAGCTCATCGAAAGTAAGAACATCAACATTACTAACTTTTTCATCTGTCTGATTTTTAATAATTGAAATGTTACCTTGAACTCTATCGATATCACTATCGATTAATTCTATTTCGGAATGTAACGATTCTATTTTCATATCCAACTCATCGTTGGCAATTGCAATTGAATCAATATCACTTTGAATTGCTTCAATTTTTTCATCAAATGCAGCAACATCGGTTTGGATATCGTGCATTACCATTAGATTGTATCCTACAAATCCTAAGATTACAATCAGTATCAAATATATTTTTGTATTGCTATTCATTTTACAAAGGTTGTACTAATTCGTAGTTTTTATCTTTTAAGAGTTTATATGCTGCGTTTCTCTTTTCAATAACTTCGATAAGTTCTTTCTTACCATTTTCAATATCTTTTTCGATTTGTGCTTTCAAAGTTTGTACATCTTCATTGGATGACCACTTTTCAACTGAACCATCATCGTTGATATATTCGTGAATATTGGATACTTCATCTAAAGCTTGATTCCATTTTGCAATCACTTCAGTTCCATACGCAGCCATATTGGAATATACCCTATATTCGGTATATACTTCCCACAAACCATCGTTTTTGATTAAAGCTTCTTTTTCAGCTAAGCAAGTAGAGCAATATCCTGTCTTTGAAATAAGTTGTTTATCAGTAGGTCCATATTTGTTTTTTTGACAGGTATTTGATTTACATTCTGAAAGTGTTTGTAGGAACTTTCGAACATTGGATAGTTCGGAGGATGCTTTGGATTGTTTTACTTTACCATAGGATTTTTGTTCCCAAACTACACCATTCTCCTCCCATATATCACCTATTTCTCTTTTAGTAGTTTCCTTTACATCGGATAGAGAAATTTGAGTATCTTTTTGGTATTCCCCAGTATTAACCATATCCACCAACTTTCTACGAGTTGGATGCATGAACTTTTTATTGAATTGTTTTTCAGCCATAAACCTCTTTATATATACTTATATATATAAGTATTAGGTTTTCTACTATTCGTAAAATAATCCAAGAATCTGATTCAGAGGTGCGAAGGTTCCAGTCAATTTGAAAGTCTTTCCACCATACACAAATACAATTCCTTCGTTTGGAACAATCTTATCTTTACCACCAATTGCGTTCAATCTTTGCAGTTCCAATTTAAGTTTTGCAACTTTCTTTGGGTCACCCGATTTTTTCACATCTTTGATGGTTTGGTCTAATCTCTTCTTCATATTACGAACTGCTACATCTGGATTAGCCGTAAGTACTGAACTCATAAAGGATAGAATTTCTGCACCAACTCCTAAGAAGATATCCTCAAATGGTCTGATATTATCTTTAGCGA